GTGGGGCAGACAAGGCTATAGTCGTGAGATGATCGCAGCCGAGCTTGACGTTGCTTGGACTACGCTTGTAGGCTGGACTGAAACAAACCCAGATTTTCAAACGGCCTTAGAAAAAGCTAAGACATTAGAGATGGCGTTCTTTGAAAAAGTGGCGCTTAATCACATGATTGAGAAGCCTCAGGGCGATCGTTTAAACTCAGCGCTGTGGTCTCGGTCCATGGCAGCTCGGTTCCCTACTAAGTATCGCGAAAACTCTAAGCTTGAAGTCACTGGTAAGAATGACGGTGCCGTTCAAGTTGACGTTATGCATGACTTTGCGCAATCATTGATGGACGACTTGTTGGCGTCAAGGCAAAACGACGGCAAGAACGCTTAACGAAAGGGCTAACATGGCTAAACCACCGGGCTTATGGGCAAACATACATGCAAAGCAAGATCGCATAAAAGCCGGATCTGGCGAACGCATGCGCAAGCCGGGCGCCAAAGGCGCACCGACAGCTAAAGACCTTAGAGTGTCTGCTAAGCCGGCTAAGAAGAGTGCTAAATCCGACAATCGCTGAACAGTTTGCCGAGCGCATTAAGGCTGGGCCTAACTTAAACTTAGCATCGCCTGAATGGAAAGCGGCGCTTAAAGCTCGCACCAAGTGGCTATTACACCAAGCAAGTCCGCACCAAATTACGCCTAAGGGCGATTGGTGGACTATTTGGCTATTGCTGGCAGGCCGTGGTGCTGGTAAGACAAGATGCGCCGCTGAGTGGCTATGGTGGGAAGCTTGGACACAGCCAAAGACGCGCTGGTTGATCTCGGCGCCAACATCCGGCGATGTGCGCGATGTGTGTATTGAGGGTGATTCAGGGCTGATGAATGTTATTCCTGAACAGCTTGTTGATAACTACAATAAGTCACAGCATGAGATCACTTTAGTCAATGGGTCAATACTTAAAGGCATTGCCGCATCTGAGCCCGAACGTTTTCGTGGCCCACAGTTTCACGGCGGCTGGTGCGATGAGCTAGCAGCTTGGCACTATCTTGACGAAGCATGGGACATGTTGCAATTTGGCATGCGTCTTGGCAAACGGCCTAAGATCATTTGCACCACAACGCCTAAGCCAAAGCCTTTGATCATTGACCTTGTCAACCGCGACGGGCAAGACGTTATCTACAAAACAGCCACTACGTTTGACAACCTTCAAAACTTGGCGCCTACTTTTAAACAACAGATACTGCAATATGAAGGCACTACACTTGGGCGGCAAGAGATCTATGCCGAGATTATTGATCCCGAAGAATCCGGCATTGTTAAACGCGCATGGTTCAACTTGTGGCCCAATGACAAGCCGTTGCCAAGATTCGAGTACGTTGTGCAGTCTTATGATTGCGCCACCAGCGACAAGACAAAGAACGACCCAACTGCCTGCACTGTTTGGGGCATCTTTAAGCCAAGCCCTGACAAAAAGATGGCTGTAATGCTCATTGATTGTTGGGAAGAGTACATGCAGTACCCAGACCTTCGGCCTCGAGTCATTGAAGAAGCCTCGTCCATCTACGGCGATGACAACGAGTTTGGCAGCGGCAAGAAGGTTGACCTGATTCTGATTGAGGACAAGTCCGCGGGCATAAGCCTAATACAAGACTTACAGCGTGCAGGACTACCTGTCAGAAGCTACAACCCAGGAATGGCGGACAAGATGATGCGGCTTAATATAGTATCGCCGATCATTCAAAAAGGGCGTGTCTATGTGCCTGAGTCGACCAAGAACGAGGGCATGGCAAGAGACTGGGCCGAGATACTGATAGCTCAGATCTGTGCATTTCCTGAAGTGCGCCATGATGACTTGGTAGACTCGACCACACAAGCCTTGCGTATTTTGCGCGATCTTGGATTCTTGAACATCGATCCGGAGTATGATCCTGACGACTCGTATGACGATGATCGACCTAAGAGGGTGAACCCATATGGCGTATGACGCACTAGGCAACTATGTACCAGACTCACCAAATGCTAGTATCGATGATATGCGGTACTATTTGGCTCGGCACCCAGCACCGGCGCAACAGTCAGTAGTAGCTCAAGCAGCGCCTGAAAAGCGACCGCTTGATAAAGCGACCGACATGTTCAAGCAAATGGCGCTTGACTTTAACCCACTAATGATGATGCGCACATTGACCGATGCGCCAAAGATTGTGTCTAATACTCTGGCTGCACCATTGGCTAGCATGTGGTCAGTGCCGTTCCAAGGAATGCAAAACAAAGGCGCTGAGTTTCTACATCGGTTAACAGGTGATGAGCAGTCGGCGCAAGAAGCCGCAGCTCGTAATACAAATATTCAACCGTCTAACTTTCAATTGCCACTACAGTCTACGACTGGTCAAATGGCGCAAGAAGGATTAGTTAAAGCATTCGACGAGTCTAAGCTTGCCGGAGCAATTGGTATGCCTAGGATTCCGAGCCGTGGGTTTACGCCAAACGACTTACGTGTTGCGGCGGCCAATGCACAGCGCATAGGCAAGCAAGTTAAAGAGCTGCCAACCGACATTGCCAATGCGCGAGCAGGCATCACAAAGATTGATCCAGTAACAGGGCAAAGTACGTTTGGTGCAAAAGTCCAACCGGTCGTAGATGCGCCTGTAAAAGCAGGCATGAAGGCAGAGCGTGCGCTTGATCCTATTGTGCAAGACATCATGAATCGCGGTGGCTACTCAGCGGATGTACTAGCTGCAATGGCAGGCCAACCGTCGTATGCAGTTCGCAAACCCGGTGGCATAGTGCCTAGACCTGAAGTGCCGGATACCGTGGATAGAGTAGACATTAGGTCCAGTCCGCTATCGGCGTTAATTTCTGAAATTAGAGTTCTATCTGACGAGCCTACTGTCGGTGAAGTAACTCAAGCATACAAAGAAGCACTAATTACATCGGATGAGCAAGCAAATCAGTTTCAAGAGTTGAAAAACAAGAAGCTAGAAGAAGAGTTTCCGACACTTGACAAAGAGGACAGGACTAGAGCATTAGCAATTAAGTACAGTAAGGTAAGTGCTAGCAGTCAATGGGAACGTAATTTGCTTAATGAGTTTATAGCTCAGCAAAACGATCCCAACTTACCGACGATGGAAGAGTTTGCCAATCGTGTAGACAAAGCTCACAACTGGCTTGAAGGCCCATTTGCTCGTGACTTTACGCAATATGCAGGCACAAATGAGAACCCAAGCCTTGCTCTTGCCGCGCAAGGGCATACGTTTATAGACCCAGAAAAGCTATACAAAGCTGCTGAAGAGCAGGACCTTGACACTACGATTGGTCAGCGTAGAGAAGCTGCAGGCTTTAGCTCCTTGGGGCAGTTTCAACCTCAGATTATGGACCTACGTGATAAACGTAATGCTCTTGACACTAACTATCAAAGCCGGTTAAATGCACAACAAGATGAGTACTTGCGGCTACAATCTGCAGGTATTCCGGACCCATATCAAGACCCTGAGTTGGCCAAGTTTAAAGCAGCAAATGAAAAGATTGGTAAAAAGATTGCCGACATGGACAAGCAAATTAGTAATTTAAAGACCGGACGATCGTATGAAACTTTGTCCGATGCATCCGTCATTGGTCGCCCTGCAAATTTAGCATTCGGCGCTATTGATGCAAGTGAGCAACAGTTCTATCCAAGTTTAGAGCGCACGGCAAGAGAGACGCCAGACCAAACAGTGTACTCAATGTATAGAGGGCCTGCACTAGAGCTAGGCATGAAAAAGCTCGGCAAGGATTACGTTAATGACATACTTACAGGCAAAGTAGATCCGGCAAACACGTCTATTCCGGCATACATTAAGCGCACATCAGAAGTCCGCATTAAAGCCAAAGAAGCTAAAAAAGCAGCGCTTGAAGAACGTAAGTCGAACGTGCTGACCGCGTTAAAAGACCAGTTAGTGAATACGCCTAGCAAGGCATATGGCAATGCTATAGCAATCGTAATTGACGACAGTTTGCCGCCTGAAACAATACAAAAGCTGTTAAGCGCGGACTGTGAAGTACTGGATCATTGCATAGGCGACGTAGGTGGTACACTTGTAGGCACTAAGAACCTAATTAAGAACCCCAATGTTAAGCGTTCAACCCAGACTTTGTATGACTTGGCAACAGGTCAGCCGACGCGTTACGATGCGCGCCCAACATCATATATGAAGTCAGCTGCAAGAGGTGAGGACAAGTACATAAGCTTGCGAACTGCTGACAAAGGCATACCTGAAGCTACTATTCAGTTTTCAAACCCTCATCTTGATGTAAGCGGTAAGAAAACATACACACTTGGTTATGTAAGCGGATTTCACAACGGCACGATCGATCCGACATACCGCAATGCGCTAAGAGACGTGCTTAATGACCATGCTGATGAGATTCGTGATAGCGGTGATAGAGCTGAAAACAGTGGTGTGTATGACAAAGACAACGTGCAAGGCAGAAATCTAACAACACGTGATAACTGGACAGCAGTTAAAGACAGCTTGCCACGGTTCTTTACCAAAGAAGATCTTAAAGCTGAAGTTGCTAAGATTCAGCAACCGGCTACACAAGCACCAATTAGAGTAATACAAGATGGCATAGAAACGGCATTTGAGAGGGCAATAGTTGCTGCGGGTGAAGAGCCTAATGACCCAAGTCTATACCGCGAAGTCGAAGCTAGACTTAGTCGGGCGTATGCGGACTGGGCTGCACAATTCCCTGACAATGTTTTTGCGCAAGATCCACTTAGAGCAGTAACGCATCTTGTAGACCGTCTTGATAACATGTCAACTTATGTGCCTGTTGAACTTAGAGGTGCATTTGCCGAGGCTCGTGATAACGTAACTGCTGTTTTACAAGGAATGCAGGTGCCACAACGACAAGCGGCACAGCCGCCAAGGCAAGTCGATGTGAATGCATTGCTTAATGATGTAAACACGGCAATGGACAATGCGATTACTTTTGCAATAAATGATGATCCGAACATGGCAGTATCTACTGCAACAAGCATTAACATGGGTGTTCGAAGAACGGTTGACGTTTGGAGAAATGAGCAATCAGTTGGTGAGTTTTCGACTGACCCGATAAGGCACCTTGACCGACTTATGTCTCGTGCAGCGTTTTTAGCAGGCAACCCTGGCTCGCTTGGGTTCGCGCGTGATGCATATGCAAACTTGCTTGATGAACTTACAGCAGTACGTGATTCATATGCACCACAAGCACAAGCACCTGCACCACAAGCACCTGCGCCACAAGCACCTGCGCCACAAGCACCTGCACGAGATCGAACGATGGGATTATGGTTAGCTGATGAGATGAGGCGTATTGCCGTAGCTGATGGTCTTGATGCATCTAGCGGCGTATGGGAAGTAGTAGGGCCAATCATGCGCATATATGATATAGATACTCAGCCGCAACAATTTGCTAATAGTCTTGTGGGCGCTGCAACGTTAGCACAAAATGCCCTTGTTGAAGAAAATCTAAATGCATTGGCAGACCGTATTAGAGAAGAAGTGAATAATAGGGCACCACAAGCACAAGCACAAGCACAAGCACAAGCACAAGCACAAGCACAAGCACAAGCACAAGCACAAGCACAAGCGCCACAAGCCCCTGCACGGTTTGATGTCGGCCCAATAATTATGGCTACTCGTGAAGCGGCTCAGCGAGACTTAACGCCTGATCAGTGGAACACAATGAGCTCACTGCTTGAGCGTGCCAATAACCTTGCAGATGCACGACAACAGCCGCAAGGGTTTGCAGATACAATCAGTGATTTAATGACGTTGCCTTCAGTAACACGGCTTGCTGGATTTGATGACCAGACGGCACGTCGGCTCACAGGTCTTGTAGACAACATAACTAATGGGCTTACTGAGTTTAATAGACAGCAAGCACCTGCCGATCTTGGTGAGCCTGCCGATCTCGGTGCTTGGGAGGTCGATGATCAGCATGGCGCCAATCAACCTACGCCGTCTAGCGTCGCACGTCAACTAATAGAGATTGAGCGTGAACCTGATGGCACACTTCGCGCTACAGGCATTGCAAGCACAGTACAAGCATTGCGCACAGGGCAATTAGATCATCCGTCATTAACCATGTACCCGCCTGGAGGTCAGCTGCGTATACAAGCAGGCGAGCCTATTGTGACATACGTAATACACATGTCAACACCAGAGCTTAGCTATACTGACTTGCAACAGCAGTTAACTGATACTCAACGGGGTCAAATTAACAACGATGGCGCGCGTATTATTCGCCAAGCTCGTACATTTGGCATTGATGGTAATGAAGTTGAGAGCATGGTCCGTAGAAGATCGAATATTTTTGGCGGTGACACTGTAAATCTTGACCTCTATGGGCCTGTTGCACTTGAGGTTCTGGCACGTGATGTCCGTGACTCATTGGCTGCACAAGCACAGCCGCCAGGGCAAGTCGATGTTAACGCGATGCTTAGTGACGTAAACGTGGCAATGGACAATGCGATTGTTGCGGCAATGGAAAATGATCCGAACATGCCAGAATCTACTGCAACAATTATTAACAGTCGCATTAGTAGCACGATTGACAATTGGAGAAATGAGCAGTCAATCGGCGAGTTTTCAACTGACCCATTAAGGCATCTTTATCGACTTATGTCTCGTGCAGATAATGCACGAAACAATGGTAGGCTGCCTGAAAGCTTACGTGATGCATATGCAAACTTGCTTGATGAGCTTACAGCAGTGCGCGATTCACATACACCACGAGCACAAGCGCCTGCGCCACAAGCGCCTGCGCCACAAGCGCCTGCGCCACAAGCGCCTGCGCCACAAGCGCCTGCATTACGCCAGCTGCCACCTGCCGTAGGTCGGTCAGGCCGCGTGACTGAAACAAATCGAGGCGATGCCGAATATATTATGAGCACGCTTGAAGAGATTATGGATGATACTCAGCTAGTAGGTCAAGAGAGAATCGACCTACTAAATGAACACTATTCATCATTAGAGCAAGGCGTTGAAGGACTTGAAGACATAGTGCCTCAGCCATTTGAAGAGTGGGATAACCCAGAAGGGTTACGGTTTGAGCTAATGCGACAAATGCGAGATGAGATAGCACGAATTCGAGATGAATACGGCTACAACGCTGCGGCACAGCCACCTGCACTGACACTGGTTCAGCCATCTACACAGCCACCTGCACAACCACCTGCACAACCACCTGCACAACCACCTGCACAACCACCTGCACAACCACCTGCACAAACACCTGCACAACCACCTCGAATTAATATGGGGCCTTTAGTCGCCAGATGGAATGATGCTTTTCGTGACCCTGTAAATGTTAGTTTAAGACGCCCAGAACAACTTCCGTCTGACCATGTGGCCGAACTTATTAGGCGCAATGACATTGAAAGTCTTCAAGACCTAACAAATGAAGAACGTGTAGCTTTAGCATCGCATGTCCAACGATACGGTCATATGGCTTACGGCCGTGTGCCGAACCCGCCGCCAGTACCGGCACCTGCAGTAGGTCGTCCATTTCGTGTAACTGATGATAATCGCTATGATGCAGAAAGCATTGAAGAAACTCTTATAGATGCGATGAATGACGGTCAGGCAAGCGTGCGTGATCGGATTGCTGTATTTGAGCGACACATAAATGCGCTTGCTCAAGGCGTTGAAGCACTTGAAGACATAGTGCCTCAGCCACTTGAAGAGTGGATCAACCCAGAAGGGCTAAGGTTTGAGCTAATGCGCCGAATGCAAATAAACATAGAATATTGGCGTCGAAGTCTTCAACTTGATGATGATGATGCGCCTCAGCAATTTGCAAAAGGTGGTAGAGTCACACATGCACCCACGATCGATGACATGCGTTACGAACTTATGATGCGGAGAGTATAACATGGCGACACAAATGCCGATTCCCCCGGACTTTAATCGCTTTATCGATCCGATTGAGGATGAAGATAAAGACGAAGAGCGTGAGTCGATTGTTGAGCTGCTTAGCGACCAGCAAGACGAGGATTTTGAAGAGCAAGCCGACGGCTCGGCAATCATTAACCTTGCTGACAAGACTAAAACCCCTGATGAAGATCCGGACTTCTACGAAAACATGGCCGAGTCTTATAACAGTTTAGAGCTTAATAAGATTGCCAGTAAGTACTTGGACATTATCGAAAAAGACAAAGAAGCCCGCGAAGAGCGTGACAAGCAGTATGAAGAAGGCTTGCGTCGCACAGGGCTAGGTAATGACGCACCCGGTGGTGCATCGTTTAATGGCGCATCTAGGGTTGTGCACCCTGTAATGGCCGAGGCTTGTGTGGACTTCTCGGCTCGTGCCATTAAAGAGCTGTTTCCTGCCGATGGGCCTGTTAAAACTAAGATCATCGGTGAAGTGACTGAAGAGAAGACCGAAAAAGCCGAGCGCAAACGCGACTACATGAACTGGCAGTTGACCGAGCAGATTGAAGAGTATCGTGACGAGCTAGAGCAACTGCTTACACAGCAACCGTTAGGCGGCTCACAGTACATGAAGATGTGGTACGACGATCGTAGACGGCGCCCATGCGTTGAGTTTGTGCCAATCGATAATATCTATCTACCGTTTGCAACGGCTAATTTTTACACTGCAAGCCGCGTTACCGAAGTCAATGACATTACACAAGATGAGTTTGAGCTTCGTGTTGACAATGGCATGTACATTGATATTGACGTGTTTAAGGCAAGCCAAGAGCCTGAGCAAACTAAGCCGCAAAAAGCCAATGACAAGATTGAGGGCCGACAAAGCCAAGCCAGCAACATTGACGGTGTTCGCCGAGTCTTTCACATCTACACGTGGCTTGAAATGGATGATGACAAGTTCTCGTCCGGCGAGCGTGCGCCTTACATTTTAATGGTTGATGAGCTAACGAGCGAAACGGTTGGTTTGTATCGCAATTGGGAAGACGGCGATGACACCATGACCAAGCTTGATTGGCTGGTTGAGTTTAAGTTTATTCCTTGGCGTGGTGCATATGCGATTGGTCTACCTCATCTTATTGGCGGTCTATCTGCTGCTCTTACTGGCTCTTTACGAGCTTTGTTAGACTCGGCGCATATTAATAACACGCCTACAATGATTAAGCTCAAAGGCAATAAAGTCTCTGGGCAAAGTCTACAAATTGAGCCAACACAGATTGCCGAGATTGAAGCCGCACCGGGCGTGAATGACATTCGCCAAGTGGCAATGCCAATTCCATTTAACCCGCCTAGTCCAATACTGTTTGAGCTGCTAGGATGGCTAACCAGCGCCGCAAAAGGCGTGGTTACAACCTCGGAAGAGAAGATTGCCGACATTAATAGCAATGCGCCTGTTGGTACAACGCAGGCCTTAATTGAGCAAGGTGCCGCGGTATTTAGTGCAATTCACTCACGGTTGCATACAAGCCAAGCCCGAATGCTTAAGATTCTTGGCAGGCTAAACCGTTGGTATTTTGACGAGCAAATTAAAGGCGATCTGGTTGAGGACTTGAAAGTTCAAAAGTCAGACTTTGAGCGCAATGGCGATATTATTCCGGTTTCTGATCCACATATTTTTGCCGAAACTCAACGCTATGCGCAGGTGCAAACGCTTGCCGCTCGTGCTCAAGCTAACCCTGATTTGTACAATCGGTTGGCAGTTGAGAAGCGGATTCTGAAGCAAATCAAATTGCCTGACATTAACGAAGTGTTGCCTGATCCAGCCAATGTGAAAGAGATGAACCCAGCACTTGAGAATGTGGCAATGACGCTTGGCAAGCCTGTTGGCGCCTTTCCGCTTCAAGACCATCTGGCGCATATTCAAGTGCACCTTGATTACATGCGAGATCCCGTTTACGGGGCTAACCCCATCATGGCGCCGATGTTCCTTCCGCAATGTCTGGAGCACTTAAAGCAGCACTTAGCCTTGTGGTACTTAAGTCAAGTAGACAAGTATGCTTCCGAGGCGCTTGGCAGACCGTTTAATGTGCTTAAAGAGCAAGCGCTTCCGGCAGGCGCGGATCAACTGCTTGCCGCCGTTGCGCAACATGTACACCAAGATACAGAAGAGACGTTTAAAGAGGTTACACCGATCATTAAACAGGCAATAGACGCCATCAAGCAATTGTCAGGCGGTGCACCACCTGATCCAGCTACGCAAGCTTTTGTACAAACCAGCATGGCTGAGACGCAGCGGTTAACTGCTAAAGATCAAACCGACGCACAGCTTAAAGCCGCTGAAATGCAACAACGCGATCAGCAATTTGTTCTTAAGACCAAGACTGATATGGCTAAGAACACAGAGAATAATCTCACGCAAGAGAGAATCAAGTCGGCAGAACTTACGCGCGATGCTGCCAGCTTGCAACATGAGCAGATTCAAACTGCTATCGCGGCGCAAAATGACGTTCAACAAACTTTAGGAGCTCAGAATGGCGGAAGAAGCAACCAACTTACATAAGCGGCTTGCAATGGGTGCAGCAGACTCTATCGTCTCGGCATCAGGCAAAGGCGCAATTCAAAAGTATGCAAAAGGCGGGTCGGTAATGCCAGAAGCCGGGCCCCTTAAAAAGACTGCTACCATGAAAAAAGGTGGCAAGGCTAAGCAAATTGGCTACTCAATTGCTATAGCTATCCCAGTGAAGAGATCTGCAGGCCGTGGTCGCTAATAGTGATTACATTTGCAAGTCTCATCGGTCGAATAAAAGTTGAGCAAGCTTCAATTGCAATGTCTCTTGCCAATGGCAATGCGACGACATTTGAAGCCTATCAACGCTTAGTCGGTCATCACCAAGGCTTGGAAGAAGCCTTGTCCATTATTAACCAACTTTTAGAAGAGGATCGAAATGATGTCGAATGATATCGAACAAACGCTTGAAGAAGCGTTTCCTATAGTAGACCCGCTCATGGCACCTTATGGCGCCAGAGTTCTTGTTCAGCTTCGTGCTGTCAAGGAAAAAGTCACGAGTTCTGGCATTTTTATTCCTGAAGAAACCAAGGAAATTGAAAAGTGGAACACGATGATTGGAAAAATAATCGCAATCGGCCCGTTGGCATTTAGAAAAAGGGAATCAATGGAGCCTTGGCCTGAAGGGGCTTGGGCACAAATTGGTGACTTTGTTCGAGTACCAAAATGGGGTGGAGATCGATGGGAAATTGACTTTGAAGATGGTCAGACTAAAGGTAAAGCTCTTTTTACTTTTTTTAATGACCATGAACTCATTGGCAAAGTGACCGGCGATCCTCGCAGTATAAAAGCTTTTATCTAAGCTTTGAAAGGATTAAACATGAATGCTACAGATAAGCTGGAAATGCAAGTTTCCGAAGAAAATGACGGTTCTGCAGTAGCGATCTTGCCTTCAGGCATAGAAAACCCACAAGCAGACACTGAAAATGATGCAGACGACGGTGATGATGAAGAATCTGGTTCAGATGTTGTAGATAGTATATCTATAGACGACCCTGAACGAGAAGCCATACGAGAAGCTCGACGCGAAGAGCGGCGACTTAAAAAGCAACTTCACAGAGAAAAAGCCCGCGAATCTAACCATCTAATTACTGCTCTTAAAAAGCAGAATACAGAGTTAGCCAATCGTGTTGCTTCTCTTGAGACCCGAACCTCTGGCGCTGAAATGGCAAGGCTCGAAAAAGCCATTGACGATGCCGGCACTCGAGTTGAGTATGCTAAGATGAAGATGCAAGAGGCTGTGAACAATCGTCAAGGCGACGAAGTTACAAAAGCTCAGCAACTGTGGTATGACAGCCAACGACAGTTGGAATCACTACAGTCGATGCGAGACAATGCTAACAAGCAAATATCGCAGCCTAAGCAGAATATTAAGCTGCCTGATCCATCTGTGCAACAAAATGCAACAGCATGGATGAAGCGCAATGACTGGTACGATCCTCAGCTTAAAGACTCTGATTCAAAAGTTGCGCAATCAATTGATCAGACTTTAACTGAAGAAGGCTATGACCCATCTTTAACAGATTACTGGGAAGAGCTAGACGAGCGGCTACAAAAATATCTTCCGCATCGCTACGATTCGAGGTATAGTGCCACTACACGAAACTCTAGACCGAGATCTGCTGTGACAAGTTCAGGACGTGAATCCGTTGCCAACACTAAAGCTAATGAATTCCGAATTTCTCCGGAACGCGTAAAAGCTATTAAAGAAGCTGGCATGTGGGACAACATTGAACTGCGTAAAAAGATGGCAAACAAGTTTGCTGAATATGACAGACAACAGAAACGAGGTTAATCATGGACGATCGTATTAAGAAAAATTTAAGTGCAGGACGGGAAACTCGTGCATCGGAAGATGCTTCACGTGCTGCGCCTGAAGAAGGTTTTGTTTCCGCACAGGAACGTCGTAAGATGTTCCGCTCGGAGTGGCTTCAAGAAGCTCTTCCGTCACCTCCCCCGATACCAGGGTTTCACTTATGCTGGTTATCTTCTAACAACCAATATGATCCTATTCACAAACGTGTGCGACTGGGCTACCAACCAGTGAAAGCCGACGAACTTCCGGGCTTTGATACATACAAAGTGAAAGCAGGCGAACACGTCGGCTTTGTTGCTTGCAATGAAATGCTCTTGTATAAACTTCCAAATGATGTTTATCAAGAAATGATGCTTGAACTGCACTACCATGCGCCTATGGAAGAGCAAGAAAAGATCAAGATTCAGCAAGAACAATTGCTTGGTGAGCGCGACAGCAATGGCAAGACGTTGGTTTCAATTGAAGGCTCTGGCATGGATTTTAATGCTAAAACTAAGCAGCTTCCTGTATTTCAGTGAAGCTATTTTTAATTTGAAAGGACTCATTTATGAGCGCTACTAATGCACCTTTCGGTTTGCGCCCTGCATTCCATCCTTCGGGACTGGATCGTGCTCAAGCGTTGGCCGGCGGTATTGCGTCGGCGTATAACACCGACATTCTGAAAGGCCAACCGGTTAAGCTTAACACTAGCGGCGTGCTTGTTGTCGCTGCAGCTGGCGATACTTTCCAAGGCGCCTTTGCCGGTGTTCAGTTTACGGATACGACTGGTCGTTTTCGTGTATCAAACTATTGGCCGGCTAATACTGCATATGTTACAGGTTCGTGCGTAGCTTATTACTACGCTGATCCTGCCATTGTGTATGAGATTCAAGCCGCAGGCTCTTTGGCTCAAACTTCAGTTGGCGACCAAGCCGACCTGAGCAACACAACTGCTGGTTCTTCGACCACTGGTTTGTCTCAGTGCACTTTGTCAACTTCTTTGGCTGGCTCAGGTAACTCTGCGCAAATGAAGATCGTTGACCTCGCACCCTATCCGGATAACGCATGGGGAGATGCATACACTATTGTACGCGTACAAATTAACGAGTCGCAGAATCAAGCGACCGTTAATGCTTTTTAAGGGGACCTAGACTATGGCCGCTCCAATGAGAAGTACCGACTTTCGTAGCATCGTCGAACCTATCTTAAATGAATGTTTCGACGGTGTCTACGATCAGCGTACAGATGAATGGTCCACGGTTTTCCGTGAGCAGACCGGTATTCCACGTAACTACCATGAAGAGCCTGTCTTGTACGGCTTTGGTGCAGCTCCTCAGCTGCCTGATGGCAGCCCTGTGGCTTACCAACAAGGTGGTGTGTTGTTTCTTCAGCGCTATGTGTATAACGTGTACGGCTTGGCCTTTGCATTGACCAAGGTGCTGGTTGAAGATGGCGATCACATTCGTATTGGTCAGACCTATGCAAAACACTTGGCTCAGTCTTTGGTGGAAACCAAAGAAACTCTGGGTGCCAATGTGTTGAACTATGCATTTACGGCTGGCTATAACGGCGGTGACGGCGTTCCTTTGATCTCCACAACTCACCCGATCGTTAACGGCACATTTAGCAATCAGTTGGCTACTTCCGCCAACCTAAGCCAAACCTCACTTGAGCAGATGCTGATTCAGGTTCGTCAAGCCGTTGACAACAACGGTAAGAAGATCCGTCTGCAACCTACTAAGCTGGTTGTTGCGCCTGGAAACGTGTTCCAAGCAGAAGTTCTGCTGAAGAGCGTGTTGCGTGCCGGTACTGCTAACAATGACATCAACCCGGTGAAATCCATCGGTTTGCTGCCTGAAGGCGCTACCGTGATTAGCCGTTTAACTTCTGCAACTGGCTGGTGGGTTGAGACCGATGCGCCTGAAGGCATGAAGCTGATGATGCGTCGTGGCTTGGAGAAGACCATGGAAGGCGATTTTGAGACCGATAGCATGCGCTACAAGGCCACAGAACGTTATGTCTTTGGTTGGACCGACCCACGTGCCTTGTTCGGCACCCCTGGCGTCTAAAGCCAAGAGGAGAAGGCTTTCACCTTCTCCTCTTTTTATTAAATCTGATCAAGCTTTTCAAGGAGAAGATCAATGCCTCAATTTTCTGATGACCTATTTTTAGGTTCCGCTATTACCTATCAAGGTGCGGACCAATACCCTGCTGTTGCAACTTTTACTGGCTCAATTGCTACCACTACATTAACCGTTACAGAAATGCTTTCGGGTGACCCAATTACTGTTGGTATGTTTATCGACAGCTCAACGTCGTTGACCAACGGTACCTATATCACCGCATTCGGTACGGGCACAGGTGGTGTAGGAACTTACACCGTAAGCGCCTCACAAACTGTAGCAAGCGCAACCATCATTGGTTCGGGTAATGCTTTGTTGTCAAACCCATCCCCAATGAGCGTAGGTGTTGGCCCTCTGGGTCGCATTTATGTTTGGGATGCTGTACCTCAAGCTAAATTAACGACCAACATTGTTGCCGCCGTCATCACAACTGCTACCACACTCACGCTGGCCGCAGGTGCTGGTGTGACATCCGCCACGATTACAGGCGGCGGTACAGGCTTGCAACTTGACTGCCCTCGTGCGGTTTCCACAACCACAGGTGCTGGCTCCCCAACTACTGTCAACATCACCGTCTCTGGCTACGACTACTACGGTCAAGCCATGAGCGAGGTGATTGCAACAGGAACAGTGGCATCAACTACTGTCAGCGGTAAAAAAGCCTTCTACCAAATTGCCAGCGTTACTTCTTCTGGCGCAAGTGTGGTGACTGTTGCGGTAGGTACGACAGACATCTTGGGTGCGCCATTGCGCATCACTGATGCTGGGTACGTTACCCGTGCAGGCTGGAACAGCACCTTGGCAGAAGATGCGGGTACTTTTGTCGCCGCCGCTACGTTGACGGCTACCACCACAACTGGTGATGTGCGAGGAACTTATCTGCCTTCCTCGGCGGCGGATGGTATCAAACGTCTCGTGATGGGAATCGCCCTACCGGCAATCGCAGTAGGCCCAAATGCAACCCGTATTGGCGCTCTTGGCGTCACACAAGCATAAGGAGAACGACATGGGACAATACAAAGCAATGCCTAAGATGAAAACGACCGAGCCGACTGTTGAGCTTAAGCTTAAAAAAGGCGGTCGAGCTATGAAAGAAAAAGGAGGCGCACTTCCGATGGTTATGCCTGCGCCTATGTCTATGCCGGCACGTCGTCGAATGATGGCGCCTCAAGCTGCAATGCCTATGTCACGCCCTAGTATGGCTGCACCGTCTGCCATGGCTGCACCGCCTGCCATGAAAAAAGGCGGCAAGGCTGACATGGGTCAAGACAAAGCCATGATTAAGAAAGCTTTCAAGCAGCACGATATGCAAGAGCATAAAGGCGACAAAGGCACTTCCTTGAAGCTTAAGCACGGCGGCAAGATGGCCACGGGTGGCGCAATGCAAAAGTATGCAACCGGCGGCGTTGTCAAAGGCAACGGCGGTGGTTATAAAGATGGCGGGTATGCAAAGATGCCTGGGTCTGCGCACGGCTACAAAGCCGGCGGCAAAATGATGCCTTGTTGAAAACGAGTGAGGGCTTCGGCCCTCGCTTCTAATTGGAGAGAAATATGGCTGATTCAGTTACGAGCCAGACGCTTATTGACGGTGAGCGTACGGTCATCATGAAATTTACAAACATCAGTGACGGCACTGGTGAGTCTGCTGTTCTAAAAGTAGATGTTTCTGCACTAACGCCTAGTGCATCAGGTTCTGAATGTAACAGGGTTACAGTTACCAAAATCTACATTGCCAATCACGGCATGGAAGTCAGGATGTTTTTTGACGCCACAACTGATGTGCCGTTCTTTCTGTCCTCCCCCGGAGCAACGCAAACACTTGACATGACAGGCTTTGGCGGCATTACCAACAACGCTGGTGCAGGTGTTACTGGTGACATTGTGTTTAGCACGGCTGACGCCTCTTCTGGTGACACCTACTGGTGCATTTTGGAGATGGTCAAAGGGTATGCGTAAACATGCCGCTTATTAAGAGCAAATCGCCTGAAGCTTTTAGAAGTAATATAAAAGCTGAAGTCAAAGCAGGCAAGCCTGTGAAGCAAGCTGTTGCAATTGCGTATGCTCAAAAACATGCGGCTAAGAAAAACGGCGGCGATGTTCGACTTTCAGTGGCTAAAGGCGAAAAGCTACCAGTTAGTCGCGGCGCAGGGTTAACAGCAAAAGGTCGTGAAAAAGTTAATCGTGAGACAGGGTCAAACTTAAAACCGCCTGCGCCGCACCCTAAGACAAAGTCAGATGAAGCGCGTAAAAAATCTTTTTGTGCACGAATGTCAGGCATGGAAGGATCCAAGTATGATGAAAAAGGCAATCTTACTCGAAAAGCAGCATCACTAAAGCGATGGAATTGTCCTGGCTGGTAAGGATCAAAAATGTCTTATTCTGGAACGGTTGGTACGACAGTTATTACTGTACAGAACCTAATTGACCACGGTGCTCGTCGAAGCGGTAAACTGGCAGAAGAATTAACGTCAGAGCAAGTTCAATCTGCTCGTGAATCATTGTTTTTTCTGTTGGCAAACTTAATTAATCTTGGCATTCAGTATTGGGCCATTGATAAGAAAGTTTATGGCTTTACAGCAGACAAAGCCATATACTTGCTGCCTCTTGGCGGCAATGATGTTCTAAATGCTTTATATCGCTGGATGAATCGGCCAAGTGGCTCATACACATCTTCTAACGGCGGTACTTTAGGCAACGTCTATGACAATGACGTGGACACGATATGCACCCAGACCGCCGCCAATGGCAACATTGCGGTCAATTACGGCCCATCAAATCCCATTTTCATTGGCTCAATTGGTTTCTTGCCTGCATCATCCGGCACTTGGTCAATCATTTACGAATATTCACAAGACAATAGCACTTGGTCAACCTTAGTTGACCTTGGCTCTATTACCGTGGTAAACAATGAGTGGGTGTGGACTGACATTGAGAACGGCCAGACTGTGTCATACTACAGAATTCGAGCCTATAACGGTACGACACTAAGCTTGCGTGAATGGTACTTAGGCAATAATAGCACCGAGATCACAATGTCACGCTTAAACCGTGATGATTACACCAACCTACCAAACAAGAACTTTACTGCGAACCAACCGTTTCAATTCTGGTTTAATCGGACCATACCTCAAAGCGAGATCGTGCTTTGGCCGACGCCTCAGAATGCTTTTTATCAAATGACCATCTGGTACTCGCGTCAGATTATGGACGTTGGTGACCTTTATGGCGAGTTAGAGGTGCCACAGCGCTGGTACATGGCCGTGGTAAGTATGTTGGCGCACCAAATGTCATTAGAATTGCCTAGCGTAGATATGAACAGAGTGGCGTACTTAGAGCAACAAGCAAATAAGTATTTAACTCAAGCTGAAGAAGAAGAGCGCGATAAGTCTCCGGTGTATATTGCGCCTAATATTGCCCCGTATACAGGATAGTCATGCCAGTATTTCTAAATACTCGCGGTTATTCAGATATTGCAATTGCGGTGTGCGATCGCTGCAAGATGAAGCGACCACATGCTGTAATGCGCAACGACCCTAATTTTCCGGGTCTTAGGGTGTGTAACGAAAATTGTGCAGACCAGCTTGACCCTTACCGTCTTCCTGCACGCAAAACTGAAAGAATCACGATTCGGTTTCCGCGCCCTGATGTGTCAGTAGCTGCAAATGACAACTATCTGGTAACCACTGGAAATACGCAGTTGCAGATCTCCACTCAAAGTAACACCCAAACGCCTCAAACCAACGGGAACTTGGATACAATAGCCCCTAACCCACCAACGAGTGCATAATGTCATCACAAGTTGTTATTACCGAATTGCCTTCTGCAGGTGCTATCACAGGCACTGAAGCAGTTCCTATTGTTCAAAATGGTGTAACAGTTCAGACGACCACTGCGGCGATCTCCGCATCTCCGTCGCAGGTCTACACTTACTTAACGGTTAACCAAACCCCGCAGTTAGCAAACAGCCGCTATGTTGGCGTGACCAACGGTTTGTCGATTACTGATGGCGGTGCTCAAGGGCTCTTTAATATTAGCACCACAGGCGCTTTGTTGTCTTTAGTAAGCTCCAGCGCAGGCATACAGGTAAAAACCAACGCTACAACTCTTGTAAACCGTTCTATTGCCATTGCCAATTCAGGCTTAAGCGTTACCGACGGAGACGGCATTGCAGGCAACCCAACGCTGTCTTTAACAGGTCAAGCGCTAAACCTTGCAAATGCCAGTTTCAATGGTTTTATGGTCTTGTCAACCGCTGGTGCGGTAACCTCTACAACGCTGGTAGGCACGGCAAGCCAGATTGGTATTACAAACACAAATGGTGTTGGAAACCCAGTGTTTTCGATTGCCAACGACCCCGTGATGCCGGGCAACGGGGCGATGACCATTCCTATTGGAACCACAGGGCAACAACCCGTTGCCTCTGCTATCGGCATGATTCGTTACGACACCACCGTAGGAGGGTATTTTGGGTACTCTGGCACAGGGTGGAATCAATTTTCTTTATCTGGTGGCGTAACTCAGGTCAACACTGGCACAGGTCTGACGGGCGGGCCAATCACTGGCGTAGGCACGATCTCAATCGCCAGCACCGCTGTGACTGCTGGCTCCTACGGATCTGCTACTCAAGTGGGCACGTTTACCGTCAACGCGCAAGGCCAACTGACTGCCGCAGCTAATTTGACAATCACTCCAAGCGGCATCGGAGCGGTGGCGTCTGTATCTGGAACCGCAAACGAAATAACCGCAACGGGCGCATCTATTGTTGTGCTGTCTTTGCCAGCAGCCTTGACTTTCACTAGCAAGACGGTGACAGGCGGCGCATTCAACATGACATCTGCGACTGTTGGCGCGGACACGGTCACGACCAATACCGCAACTCAAACGCTGACAAATAAGACTATCAGCGGCGCAAGCAATACGCTGAACAACATTGCAAATGCAAGCCTGACAAACTCGTCTGTGACTGTTGGAACAACTGCAATTGCCTTGGGCGCGTCAAGCCTAACCTTGGGTGGGTTGACTACGGTGACCGTCACTCAAGACCCAACTGTGGCGCTTGATTTAGCAACCAAACAGTATGTCGATGCAGTAGCCCAAGGGTTAGACCCCAAGGCATCTTGCGTGGCGGCAACGACGGCGAATATTACGTTGTCTGGAACGCAGACAATTGATGGTGTAGCGTTGATTGCTGGAGATAGGTGTTTGGTTAAAGACCAGACATTGAGCCAAGACAACGGGATATACTTGGTTGCGGCGGGTGCGTGGACTCGTGCAACGGACATGGACTCGTGGCTAGAAGTGCCGGGGGCGTTCACCTTTATTGAGCAAGGGACCGCATACGCCGACACTGGCTGGGTCTGCACCTCTAATGCTGGTGGTACTTTAGGCACAACTCCTATCACTTGGGTTCAATTTGCTGGTGTGGGCTCCTACACGGCGGGGACGGGCCTGACCCTCACGGGTACACAGTTCAGCATCACTAACACTGCAGTGGCTGCATCCTCGTATGGATCTGCTACACAAGTTGGTACGTTTTCAGTCAATGCGCAGGGCCAGTTGACTCTAGCGGCCAACACCACGGTGACTCCGGCGGTCGGCTCCATTACTGGGCTCGGCACTGGTGTGGCGACTGCTCTCGCTGTTAACACAGGTACCGCCGGTGCATTTGTGCTTTTCAACGGAGCACTTGGAACACCGAGCAGTGGGACCGTCACGAACCTAACAGGCACTGCATCTATTAACATTAACGGTACAGTGGGCGCTACAACAACGAACACGGGCGCGTTTACTACTGTAGCCGCAACAACTGTAACGGCAACAACTGGCATCTTTGGAGGAACTTTCTAATGTCTCAAGCAGGCTATACCCCAATATCTCTTTACTTCAGCACTACTGCGGCGGCTGTGCCCACTTCTGGCAACCTAGTGGCGGGCGAGTTGGCGATCAACACCCTGGATGGCAAGCTGTACTACAAGAATAGTGCCGGAACTGTTGCCCTATTGGCATCCACCTCGGGCGCTTCAGGTGATGTGGTTGGACCAGCCTCTTCTACTGATAACGCTCTAGCTAGGTTCGACCTCGCCACTGGCAAACTGATTCAGAACTCTGTTGGCATATTGAGCGATGCAGGCATTCTGACTGGTTTGACTGGCATCACCTCATCCGGCTCCATTACACTCTCCAGCTTAACCTCTGGTCGTGTAACTTACGCTGGCACGAGCGGATTGCTTCAAGACTCTGCCAACTTGACGTTTAGCGGAACAATACTGACATCAACGGGCTTTGCTGGCCCTATCAACGGCACAGTAGGCGCTACGACTCCTGCGACTGGGGCATTTACTACGCTGACCGCATCAAGCACGCTTGGCGTAACAGGTGTCTCCACGCTCACCGCTGGAGCAATTATCCAAGGATTGACTGTAGGTCTTGGTGCAGGTGCTATCTCTACCAATACTGCGGTGGGTGCTAGTGCTTTGGCGGCTAATACAACGGGCAGCAGTAACACTGCTGTAGGAAGCACGGCACTTCAGGCAAATACCACAGGGGCCAGCATTACAGCAATTGGTCGTGCCGCTTTACTTGCCAATACAACTGGTTCTGAAAATACGGCAATTGGACAAGCGGCATTAGCTTTTACTACTACTGGAAGTTACAACGCTGCAATGGGTTCAGGGGCCTTGTATACAAATATTACAGGCTCTCGTTCCACAGGTATTGGGCATAACACTCTTTTCTATGCAACTGGCAATGACAACACGGCGTATGGATATTTTGCTGGGCAATCAACTAGCACAGGCACTTTCAATACCTACATAGGTGGCTATGGCGGAGGTTCATACTCTACAGGGCAAGGAAACACTACGGGTGGCTCAAATACCGCAGTAGGCGCGGCGGCTCTTGGGTCAAGCACTACGGGTAGTTTCAATACGGCAGTAGGTAAAGACTCCTTAATTTCCAACACCACAGCCTCTAGCAACACTGCTGTAGGTTATCAGGCGGCTTATAGCAACACCACTGGCACACAAAATGTGGCATTTGGGGCAACAGCAGGTTATTCCACTACAACAGGTGGTAACAATGTTAGTGTTGGTAATGCTGCTTTATTCTCAAATGTTTCTGGGACAAATAACACAGCAATTGGCAATTTTTCTCAATACCCGACTACGGGTTCATTTAATACTTCACTAGGTGCTGATGCGTTAAGGTTCAACACCACAGCCTCTAGCAACACTGCTGTAGGTTATCAGGCTGGGTACGCAAACACCACTGGCGCTCTCAACACTGCTGTAGGTGCTAATGCTTTGGCGGCGAATACCACCGCATCTAACAACACTGCGGTAGGTTTTCAGGCTTTAACGGCTAATACAACTGGTTTTGAAAATACCGCTATGGGTAGAGGCGCGGCGGCAGCAAATACTACTGGGGAAGCAACATCTGCTTTTGGTAGTGGAGCGCTTGGGGCAAACACCACAGGAATGGGTAACTCCGCTTTTGGCTCGGCAAGGGCCGGTTCGCACGGCGGGACGTTGCAAAATAACACCACTGGTTCATCAAACTCCGCATTCGGTGCTGGGGCGTTATTTACCAACACTACAGCATCAAACAACACTGCCGTTGGATTCCTAGCTATGTACCCGAACACAACGGGAGCAAGCAATGTAGCAGTGGGTAGTGAGGCACTTCGCAGCACCACCACAGCCTCTAGCAACACTGCTGTAGGTTATCAGGCTGGGTACGCAAATACTACAGGCACACAAAACGTAGTATTGGGGGCATCAGCAGGAACATCAGCAACTACAGCATCGCAAAATATTTTAATTGGTACTAGCGCTGGAAATGCTATTACCACTGGTGGGCAAAATGTAGTAATTGGATACAACGCTGGCGCAGCAATTACAACAGCCACAGGCAGTGTAATGATTGGCCTACAAGCTGGAGTTTCGACTACTACAGGTATTTGCAACACGTTTATTGGCGGCTCTTTTTCTGGCTATGTTGGTAGATTCAACACAACAGGCGCAAACAATACAGCAATTGGAACAGATGCTCTTGTATCAAACACCACAGCCTCTAACAACACTGCTGTAGGTTTTCAGTCAATGTTCTCCAACACCACGGGTGATGGACAGGCATTTGGCGCGTATGCTTTGTACAGCCAAACAACTGGCACAAACAACACAGCAATTGGCGCAACGGTTCTCTACGCAAACACAACAGGCGCAAACAATACTGGTACGGGGTTAGCTGCATTGCGATTCAATACAACTGGCGCACAAAATACCGCTGTTGGTTCATCTGCTCTCTATTCCAACACCACAGCATCTAACAACACTGCGGTAGGTTATCAGGCGGGGAATGCAAATACCACTGGTACGTTTAACACTTTTCTTGGTCAAGGCGCTGGGGTAAGTGCTTCAACAGGCGCAGCAAACATTATGGTTGGGTCAGGTAGCGGGGGGTCTGTTACTACAGGCTCTGGTGTTGTTGCTATTGGCTATGCAACCATATCGGCATCGGCTTCTACTGCGTCTAACAATACAGCGGTTGGCACTTATGCTTTAAGAGCAAACACCACTGGCACATTTAACACCGCACTTGGCACTGGTGAATATGGCGTTGAATATGGCCCTTTGGGATATAACACCACTGGCTCATTTAACACCGCTGTTGGTCACCAAGCACTTCTAAAAAATCTCTCAGCCTCAAACAACACTGCTGTAGGTTATCAGGCGGGGTATAGCAACACCACTGGCACAAGAAACGCTTTTGTAGGGGTAAATGCAGGGTATGCCAATACAACCGCAGACGACAATACCGCCTTAGGCGCGTTTTCTTTAGACGCTAATACTACAGGCGCATCAAATGTTGCCGTTGGTTCTAGTGCGTTGGGAGCAAACACCACCGCCTCAAACAACACTGCTGTTGGTTATCAGGCTGGGTTTAGCAATACTACAGGCACATCTAATTCGTTTTTTGGATTGCAAGCGGGATACCCAAATACAACAGGAAGTTACAACGTAGCAATTGGACAAAACTCACTTGCGTCCAACACCACAGCATCCGACAACACTGCCGTAGGTTATCAGGCTGGTTACAGCAATACGACTGGGGCATCTAATGCATTTTTTGGAACAAATTCTGGCAATGCCAACACAACAGGTTTAGCAAACACATTTGTTGGGCATGCCGCTGGTTCATT